AAGAGAGGCTAATATTATAGGATCATCTTTAAATCCAGCCGCAGCCGCGGTGGCAATAGTTCAAGAAAAATTAATGGCTAAACTTAAAGATGAGATTGAAGATTTGGGAAGCGCTGCAGGTATTATAAAGCCTACTTTGAATAAATTAGATAGAAGTCTCACAAATATGAGAAAAAAGTTAAATCAATCAATTAAAGATAAAGAACAAAGCGATAATGCAAAGAAGGAAAGAAATAAAATGCTTGGTAAAGAAGAATAATTTAAATTAAAATATTTATATAAAACAGGAGTTAGTTATGGCTAAATCAAAAGCACTTGTTACACTAATTAGAGAAATAGTGAGACAAGAAGTTAAAAAAGAGGTTAATAGTATATTTATTAAGGAAGGGGTTAAGGCTGTGGCACAGGACATAAATAGTGTGCCGGAAGTATTGCCAAAGCCTGTTCCTAAAAAGGCTAACCATAAAGAAGTAAGTTACACTAAAAACCCTACATTAAATAAAATACTTAATGAAACTGCTCAAGCGCAAGAATTCGATGAGTATCCAAGTATGGGTGAATACGATACTTCTAATATGGCAGAACTTTTAGGGTATGGTGGAGTATCTGCTGGCACCGATGAAGCAAAAAGAGAAATAGCTGCAGTACAAACAGCACAAGCAGCTGGAGCTGATACAAACAATCAAGCAGTTCAAGATGTGATGAGTAATTTAACAAAGGATTATAGGGGTGTAATGAAAGCTTTAGATAAAAAAGATGGAAAAGTTTAATGTCTAATATAGAAAAAGATTTAAATCCGGATGTTTTTATAGGAGTATCTTTACCATTGGATTATGGCAGTCAAGGATTTTTTAATAAAACAAGAACAACTTTACAACAAACACGTTCTAATATTAAGAATTTGTTATTAACAATAAAAGGTGAGCGTTTAGGTAATCCTACATTTGGAAGTGATTTAATGAAAGTAGTCTTTGAACAAAACGCGGGAGACATAGGAATTAAAGTAGAAGAAGCTATTAGAGCTTCAATTGCTGAATGGTTGCCGTATGTTACTGTAAAACTAGTTGAAACTGTAGCTGATGAAAGAAATCCTAATCAACTTAATGTTAGAATAGATTTTACCCTTGACGTAGATCAAAAAGTAGAACAAATAGATTTAAATCTGAGAGCAGCTGATGAATCAACTATTGGTAACGCTAGCGGAGAATCTTGGAAGGAACTCAATTTATTTCTAGAAGGTGATCTTACTGTGGATGAAATTGATACTATAGATCCTTTCTATAGTTTATAATTGGAGATAAATAATGCCTTATTCAGTACCAAAAACATCAGTAAAAGAAGTTAGATATTTAAATAAAGATTTTTCTTCATTTAAAGCTAATCTAATAGAATTTGCTAAAGTTTATTTTCCAAATACATATAATGATTTTAATGAAGCATCACCTGGTATGATGTTTATAGAAATGGCATCATATGTAGGTGATGTTCTTTCTTATTATATAGATAATCAATTTAAAGAAAGTTTATTAGCATTCGCAGAAGAAAAAAGAACTGTTTTTAATATGGCTCAATCTTTTGGATACACTCCTAAATTAGCTACACCGTCTTTCGGTGAAATAGATGCTTACCAAATTGTTCCAGCGGCATCTAGTGGAACTGGCGATAGTTATCAATCATATCCAGATTTAAATTATTCTATGAAAATTGATGCTGGAATGCAATTAAAATCTGAAAATGGGGTTATATTTAGAACGGTAAATGATATTAGTTTTAAATTTTCAAGTTCAAATGACCCGATGGATATAACTGTATATGAAAGTAGCGATAATGTACCTCAAACTTATTTATTAAAAAAGAAAGTTAAAGTTGAAAGTGGTGAAATAACTACTGAAAGATATACTTTTGGTGCAGCTGAAAAATATGTGAGAATAGCATTAAACAATAATAATGTTACAGAAATTATATCTGTTACTGATGATGATGGTAATAATTGGCATGAAGTTCCTTTTTTAGCACAAGATACAGTATACACAGATACAGAAAATGCAAATACAGAAGGTAATGAAAGTTATCAATATAAAGACCAAGCACCTTACTTACTTAAACTTTTAAAAACTGCTCGTAGATTTACAACATATATAAGAACAGATAATAGAACTGAATTGAGATTTGGTGCTGGAATATCGGATAGTCCTGATGAGGAGTTAGTTCCTAATCCTGATTCTGTTGGTTCTACATTACCAGGCTCTCCAACTTATTTGGGAACAGCATTTGATCCTTCTAATTTTTTAAATACAAGAACTTATGGGCAGTCGCCATCTAATACTACATTGGTTATTACTTATAGGTATGGTGGTGGTGTAAATCATAATGTAAGATCAAATACGATAAAATCTATTACAGATTCAACTACTACCTTAGATACTACAGGTTTGAATGCTGGTTTAGTAAATCAAGTTAGAAATTCATTTGCTATCAATAACCAAAATCCAACTTCAGGTGGAAAGGGTGCTGAATCCGTTGGTGAAGTTAAACAGAATACATTAGCTTATTTTCAAGCACAAACAAGAGCAGTTACTAAGGCAGATTATATTACAAGAGTTTACGCACTTCCGGCAAAATATGGTAATATAGCTAAAGCTTATATCGTTCAAGATTCACAAATAGATCCTTCTGCTGGTACAATAGAAAATGAGGGTGCGCCCCCAACAAGAATTGCAAATCCATTAGCACTAAATTTATATGTTTTAGGATATGACGCGGGCAAACAATTAACAAAAGTAAATCAAGCAGTTAAGGAAAATATACAAACATACCTAACTCAATTTAGAATGATTACTGATGCTGTGAATATTAAAGATGCTTATGTAATTAATGTAGGGGTTAAATTTAATATATTAACAAAAACTGGATATAATGGTGAACAGGTTATTTTACAAGCAGTTCAAAGAGTTAAAGACTTTTTTAATTTAGAAAAATGGCAAATAGGTCAGCCAATTGTTTTGTCAGATTTAGCTTATCAAATATCTTTGGTAGATGGCGTTTCAGCAGTTGTTCCGCCAGATGATGTAGATGATGATGTTAGTGCGCAAGATAGACCACCTGTGCAGATTGTGAATAAATATGATGCTGATGCTGGATACTCGGGTAATCTGTATGATATAAGAAGTGCTACTAAAGAGGGTGTTATATATCCATCTATGGATCCAAGTTGCTTTGAACTTAAATTTCCAAATTTAGATATTCAAGGTAGAGTTGTCGGTACTTCGGGAGGTAACTAATGCACTATTTTATTTTTCCAGATCTTGATGCAACTTTATATTCTGCCTCAGGTAGTAAAAATACAGGTTTAGATCAGATACTAGAAGTCAGAAAGGATATGAAAGCTGACGGAACGAATGTTAAAGCTTCTCGTATCTTAATGAAATTTGATTTATCTTATATTTCACAATCTATAGTTAGAGGGTTAATATCTAATCCAAAATATTATTTAAATCTTTATGATGCCAATCCAACAAATATGGGTTATAGCCAATCGTTGTGGGCTTATCCTGTAAGTCAAAGTTGGATTGAAGGCGAGGGATTCGATATGGATATTCCCACTACAACTCAGGGTGCTAGTTGGGATTACAAGACTGGGCTTAATGAAGAAGATTGGTGGAATCCAGAATCTTCATCGTTTTCTACTGAACAAGGTGGAGCTTATTATAAAAATGTTTATGGTTCACAATCCTTTGCTTGGGGAACTGAAGATATGAGGATGGATGTTACACCTATTGTAAATAGTTGGTTAGATGAAACATATCCAAATGAAGGATTTATGATAAAAAGAAGTGGTAGTATTGAAGTACAAAATATAAAAAGTGGTTCAGGAGATGAAGGTAATAGTGATGCTTTGGGTAGTTTCATATTTTTCTCAAGACAAACCAATACAATATATCCACCAAAATTAGAGGTTGAGTGGTATGATACTACGTGGAGTACTGGATCATTAGACCCACTATCATCAACAAATTTAGAAGATTTAGTATTTTATATGAAGGGATTG